TGCACCTGACTTGATTGCCAGTTGACCAGTAGCATTTGTAAGTGCAGCGTAAGTAGTACCAGCATCTTTAAGAGTTACATCTGCCCCGTCTGCATCTAGAATTATATCACCAGTTGCGTCAAGTGTCAAGTTGTTACTTGAAGAAATTGTCAGATTAGTGCCGTCACCCTCAATTTTTTCTCCATCATCACCAAAAGTAACACCTACGTTGGCAGGAATGTTTACATCGGCTGTAGCAGTAAGATTAATATCTGCACCGGAAGTTACTGTAAGGTCTGTGTTGTCACCTTCAATCTTCTCTCCTGTGCCAAAGGTAACGCCTACGTTGGCAGGTACAACAACGTCCGTAGTAGCGGTAAGGTTAATTGCACCGCCTGAAGTAACAGTCAGGTCAGTGTTATCACCTTCAATCTTTTCACCAGTACCAAAAGTAACACCGACGTTAGCAGGCACAACAACATCAGTTACGGCTGTTAAGTTAATTGCGCCACCTGAAGTAACAGTTAAATCAGTATTGTCGCCTTCAATCTTTTCACCCGTACCAAATGTTACTCCTACGTTGGCTGGAACTACAACATCAGTAACGGCAGTGAGGTTAATTGCACCGCCTGAAGTAATTGTTAAATCTGTGCCGTCGCCTGAAAGATATTCACCGCCCTGATCAAAAAGGTATAGGCGTTCTGTGCTGTTAATTACTACGTCATCTTGAATCTTGAAGTAGTCTTCATCTTCCATCCAAGTAATAACGCCATCGTTGGTTTCACCATCGACAGTAATTACGATATCTGTGGCAGCAGTACCATCACCAATTGTGATTGCTGTACCAAGCAGCTTAGTTACAGGACCGCCTTCTGCTGTTGTGCCATCATGGGTATGGCCTGTTGACGCAGCAGCAAAAGCCTCAATCTGATTAAACTCATTGTTAAAATCAGCAGCTTCGGCTACTTCACCGTCAACAATTTCAGCAGCACTTTGTCGTGTATATTCTGCACCCATTATCTACGTCCTCCGGGGGTAAATTCTAATTGAAAGCCTTTAATTGAAAATGGCTTTTTATTATTGCTTGTATCTACTTTTAATGCCACAGTAAATCCTGACCCTTCAACTGATTGTCTTAAAAAGGGATTACCAGACGAACCATATACAGCAGTTCCGTAAAGGGAACCAGCTCCTCCGTACACAAACAATCCACCACCACTTGTAAAATCATACTTGACAGGAGATGGGGAAGCGGGATCGTCAAAATCATATCGTAACCTTAATTCGCCAGCAATGTCACCTTCAGTTTCATAGTTAAAAATAACACGCTGCATTAACTTTCTAATACCGGGATCGCCCATTGTTAGGTCAGGCGAACGATAAATTGAGGCGATGTTTGTTCCGTCAAAAGTATCGCCACTTTCGTGTTCAATTACATAGCCATCATATGTTCCGCCAACAACCACTTCAACATTACTAATAAAACCAGAAGCCATACAACTAGGCTTTAATCCTCTAATGTCTGCCCACTCGTACCCAATGCCGCCTTGAATGTTTCTTTTAAGAGTACCTAACAAACCTTTACTTGAGACTACTGCACCACTTGTTGTTGGATAAAATAAACGATACTGACTTTTGGTGCGAATAACTACAGAAGAAATATTGTCGTAACCAATGTCATTAATCCGAGGTTGAATTGCTTTACTTACACTGCCCAACTCAACGTCATCAATTCTGGCAGTACCGGCAACTGTGCGTAAACCGTCTGGAGCAAGGAATAAAAGGTCGCCGCCAATTTCCTGAATTGAAAACCCATCTGTACATCCAATGTTTCGAGTTACAAGTTCAATTCTAAAGTCTGTTGCACTAGAACCAATAAGTCTAAAAATCTGATCTTCGCAGAAAATAATTAAACTATCACGAAAAGTTTTAATTCCAGTAATAACATTGTCAACTTTAATAGTTCCAGCACCATTAGCTACTGTGTAGTCATCTTCATTAAAAGGAGCAGTAAAAAGAACTTCTTGTGGAGAAGCACTCATGCCCGCATAAAACATGTGGTTTTTAAATACAGCAACAAACTTAGGATTAGCTGGAGCAGTTCCTGAACCTGTGCCTGCTGCACCATTTAAAAGTTTATATGTTGATCCATCCCACGAAGCAGGAATGTTTGTTTGATCAACCATAATTAGCTTATCAGTGCCGTTAAAGTTATACTCGTCAAAACTATAACGAACTGCACTTGTTCTAGCAGTAGTAATGCTTGTCCATGCACCGCCTGTGCTGTACTTAACATTTGCTCCTGCGGCAGCAATAACAGTATTGTTAAAAACCGTCACACCAATAACTTTATCTGTATTGCCGTTTACTTGTGTGCTGGAATATTTTGTAGTTCCAGTAAGCCTACGATAGCCACCGTTAATAGAAGGCTCAAAGTTTTGTAAAACTAAAGCCTCTCCCGGCTGCATATTAAAGGCGTCTTTGTCAAGTACAAGACCACCACCACATGAAAAAATAAATGGCGAGATTGCAGATGTATTAGGCATTATACCGCTCTAAAATAATCTTTTCGATTAACCAGTTCAATCCTCATTCTACGCACAACATCATTATACTCAGCAAGTGAAGCCTGTGCTGTTGCAGTATCAGAACGAAGAATAGCTACATAGTATCTAGCACGGGCAACAATTGCGTGTTCGTATCGTGTGGGAACAATTGAAACATCACTATCAGCAGACAGTTCAGTATTGTAGGTCCAGTACTCGTAACTGATAGTGTAGGTAGATTTGTCTGGAACAGGAGATAGACCTAGACTTTCATTTTGTGTGTGGTACACATAGACAGGCTCATCAAGACGATCCGCAGCATTTGCGCGGTCTGTTTCAGAATAACTCTCAAACCACTCATCGTAAGAAATGTATTTAAGTTTTTTTGGAGAAAAATCTTCTTTTACTGATACATTATCTACATCAATGTTTGCATCTGTTGTGGTGTTAAAACCGATGTAGACCGTAGCGGCAGTTGGTGTAAAAGTAAAATCAACGTAGTTAAACTCACCTGTGTCAGATACAGTAACAGTACGGGTTCCTATTTCAGTGCCGTTGCTTGTTGTTCCAATGTTTAGTGTAACAGTTCCATTAAAAACACCAAAAGAAATTCTATATGTTTTATTTTTAACTATGCTTAAAGATTGTACAGCAATAGCAACGCCGCTGGCACCAGCAGTAAGACGTAACCTACCATCGCCAGAACTTGTGTGGGCTACAGAACCTGTACCTGTAGAGGAATCTGTCCAGCCTGTAATGTTAGATGTGAACTCTCCATTTGTAACAAGTTCTTTGGGAAGAAGTACAAAGCTATCCCAATCAATATACTTGTAATCAGAAGGTAAAGAATACTCACGAACAGCTACATTAGTGTCTTGATCTTTTGTTGAAAACAAAAAGGGCCATTGGACTTCGCTGTTAACGATGTCGTTAATGGCCCGATTGACGCTGTTTTTGGCAACAGTTTGCACACCACGACTAGACGACAGCGTTGTTAATGTCGTTTCGTTGAGGTCTTGCAACACACGATTAGTTAGCTGTAAATAGGTAAGTGTTCCCATATTATGTGCCTATATATTCCTCGTGATAAGAAAACAATAGTGTTACTGTAGCGTCTGTTTCTGTAGACGCTTCAAGTCTATCTTCAGCGCCCATGTGTAAATCAAAATCATAGTTTGTTACGCTGTTACCTGCTTGGACTACTGCACCAATAATTGTATGCGTAGTATTGTCTTCTTTATGGTACCATTTTATAGTTGTAGTTTTATTACTAGCATTACTATTGCTTAAAATTATGCGATTAATTTGAGTGCTGTACCCAACAGGACAAGTGTAATATATTGTATTTACTGTTGTTAAAGAAGCTGCTTCACTTCTACTCCGAATATTACGTGGAAGAACTTGTACCATTCTTTTTTACACTTTCTTTTATTTTTGCAACTTCTAAAGCGTCCTTTGGTTCTACACCAGTATTCTCTCTTGTACCAAACAGCATAGTAACATTAATTCTACGATTTGCATATCCGGGCTTAAAGTTTACATCAGCAGTGCGATGGAATAAATTAGAGTCAAACAAGACAGCACGATTATATTTATAGGGAACGTATACTGACTTTGCTTCACTTTCTTTTAAAAAATCTACAATCTCCTGTTTGCTTTCTCCATTGTATCGAGTGAAATCCCAATCAGCAGGAGCGCCAATATTCCAGAGATACATACCACCTGTTTCTGGGTTTGCGTTTGCTTCTGTAGGTGTAATCCAAAAGTTACAATTAACAGCAGCAAAGTCTGCGTGAATATCAATGCCGGGACATTCGCTTTCATATTGAAATGCCCATGCTTGGTTTAGTCTACGTTTATTTGGAGTGTTGAAGATACGAGGAAATGACTTCATCAACTCTAAACTAAGCTGGCCTAATACAGGAGGATTAAATCCTTTGTCTCGAAACGCACCGTAGTATCCTCGTTCATAAACAGAATGCCAAAAAGGAAACTCTAAACAATAATCTCTTAGTTTTTGTAGTGCGCTTTTATCTAGAAAATCATCAATAATAATGATGCTTGGTGTGCTGTTTAAATAGGAGTCTTCAATTGAAGAAAGATCGTGATTTGGATTAAAAGCATTGCCTTCAAGAGTGTGGTGGGGTACGCCAAGTTTACCAGTATTCAAGAGATACAGCAGATGTTCAATGTCACGAGATGCTTTAATCTCAAGAGCGCGGTTTTTAAATGGCTGTTCGTTTACGCTTTCCAGTGCTTTGTCTGTCATAATGCAACCTCATTTTATGTTACCTTGCGAAATTTTTTTGTTTTTTTCGCAACTCTTTTTGGTTGCTTAACAAACTGTTTTTTAGCTTTTGTTCCTTCTCTTTTTGCTCTCGATGTTGCAGCGTACTCTTCCGCTGATAAACTCTTAATTGCTTTTTCTGGAAGATATCTTTCACCAGTAGCTTTCGAGCCTTGTGTCGAAGGCTTGCCTGTTTTAGTGCGCCAGTTTTGTGCAGTCCACGCACGGAGAGACTTTTGAGGTTTCTTGAGCGCCATTACTTTTTAGCCCTTGCTTTTTTCTGTGCTGTTTTAGAAAGGTCTTTAAAGTGGTACAGGCGCTTACTTGTTTTACCGTGAACTTTACCGGAATGCAAAGAACCATCGGGCATTTTGTGAGTTCCGCCCTTGTGTTCTGTTCCATCTTTAAAGTAATGAGGTACGCCTTTTGCCATTATCCCTTGTATCCTCCACCAGCTTTCTTGTAGGCTTTTGCCAACATCTGTGCTTTTCTTGCTGACCACTGTCCGGGCTTGCCACCTTTTCCACCCGCCTTGATCTGTTCAAATAGACGTTTACGAAGGGCTGGCTTTGTATAGTTACCAGCTTCATTAACTTTACTTTTTGTTGTTTTTCTTTTTGCCATTTTTGCGTTTTGCTTTACCAGCCGTACTAAGAGCAATAGGAATAGCTTGCTTTTGTGGACGACCTTCTTCGACAAGTTTAGAAATGTTTTTAGAAATAGTTGTTTGGCTTTTACCCTTTTTAAGTGGCATTTTTAAAGGGTTTTAGGAGGGCGAGAACCACAAACAGCAACTTTTCCGCCCTTCACCATTTTCTTGGGCTTGCCATACATCATGCCGCCCTTCATCATTTTCTTGGGTTTGCCATACATCATGCCGCCACCCATCATTTTCTTTGGTTTGCCATACATATCTGTTATCCTTTTCTGTGTTTCTGTGATTTAGGTGGAGATTTTTTTGGTCCCTTCGGACCAGCCCAAAAAACCTTATCTGCCCAATATGCAGCAGACGTTTTACCACGAGCAATGTTCTTTGCATGGCGAGCCTTGAAAGATTTTCGGGCGGCATCAGAATAATTGTGGCCCATCTTTTGATCACCGAAACGAATAATTTTTACGCTGTCACCTTCTTTAACCGCAACAATACCTTTTTTAGTTGGATGGTTAGGAGTGCGCTTAGGTTTATTAAGACCAGACAGCCCGTACTTTTGTAGTTTTTTCTTTTCGGCATTGCTTAGTGCCATGTTACTGTATTCCTAATAGGGGTGTTTCCCCCCTGCGGGAGAAAACACAAATACCATAAAACTTGTTAAAAGTCAAGTAAAAAGTGGAGTGGGTGAGGAAAAATATTCCCCACCCTCTCCGGTTGCATAAAACTATGCAAAAGTTACGATCTGACTGTTGTTGATACCGTCAACGTCAACCATAACAGCCCAAACACGAATCTTGGCGTTTACGTTTGCAGTGGCAATTGTAACGTCAAGAGTGTCGGCAGCGGCGTATGCCTTTGGAACGTCGTTGGCAACAGCAAGCTGAGTTGCGCTTGTTGGTGCAGCGGCTGCAACATAAGTTAGCGAGCCGTCGCCAAGAGCAACAGTACCTGTGCCTGTACCAGCAGTTAGAACATCAATGCCAGCGGCAATGACGCAAGTGTTTGCTGGAACGCGAAGTGCCTGATATACGTCACCAGAGGTAAGAGCAGTGCTAGTACCGTCGATTACAACGGACTGAGCGTATGCAACCTGTGGGGTTGAAACGTGACCAACGCTTGTCTGATCACTATCAAGAGCGAGAGTAGCCATAATGTATCTCCTTCTTCTCTATTAAGTGAAGCTGACAACGCCAACGCCAAGGGCTTCGGGACGAATAACCTTGCGACCATAAACGTGAAGACCACGAACAATGTCGGCAAAGCTATCTGGGTCACGAACAACCTCAGTTTTGGCAATGTGTGAGGCGGTACAGGTTGAAGACATATGACCAAAAATGACATAGTATTCGTTAGCTGTACCAGT